TAGCAGAAACAGCCACATTGAATTCAAGCCAAATTTCGGTGTTGCTGTAGTCCGTCCCGTTGGGCAAACGACCCGTGATAGACGGCTGAGACGCAAAGCTAGTTGCTGCTAAGGCGTTCAACAATATTGAGCCTGCATGCCACAAACGATCTACCAATATTGCACCACCCGCCACCGAAGACCGATAACGCGCCGCAGCCAAATAACCCAGCCCGCCCCCGCCAAACGCATTAATTCGCGGCGCGCCCGCCGTGGCGTTGGTAGGCACGATGCCTGTGGTGGTGTTACCAATCGCTAACACACCCGCACCAGGATTGCCCGCTACATCCCAAGTTGAAAAAGGGATGCCCGCCACCGTTGTTACGGCTGTTTTGCGGATTTGCGTTTTTTGTTTGGCTGCGGCAAACCAACCATCCGCCGTGGTGATAGCCATTAGAGATTAGCCGTGTAAGATACGTTAAGCGTATCACCGTTGATCATGCTGCGGTCACCACCACTAAACAACCCCGCAGAATAGAGCACACCCGTTGTGCCGCCCTTGATGTTGTTGCTAATCAAAATACAGCCCTTAAGCGTGGTTGTCGCGTTAATCGTAAATACAGACGGCGCGCTAGTCGTTTTACTGCCCGCCGCCGCCGCCGAAAATGCCGCCGCAGGGCGATTGGCCTGCGAATAATTAACGTCCTCAACCCAGCCCGCATGCGAGGCCGCCGTGTCGCCTACCGCCACACCGGTCGTGTACGACGCAGCGCCGATTAAACCAATTGAGAATGCGGCCGTGTAGGCCACGCCGGACAGATAGTTATCCAGCGCGTCATTTTTACCTTGCGTGGTCACCAAATTCTCAACACGGTCAGTCCACTTCAAATTGCCTTGCGAGTCCAGGCATTCCAGCACGTAAACCCCATGCGCATGCGCCGGTTCAATCTGCCCCCCACCGAGCAAAGCCTGCGTTTGCGATTGGTCGACAGGGCTCACGTTTTCAACATGCATGATTGATTCCTTAGTTTAAAAGCGGACGGCGCGTAATGGTGGCGATTTCACCACTAGCATCCCGCCCAATTACGTCTAATGTCGAAATTGACGGTGACGCGTGTACGTCAATTTTTGCGCCCTCGACATTTAAATTTACAGTGCGCTCAGGCACATTAATTTGCGCCTCCAGCGTAACTTTTGGCTCAGGCGTAATAACACTGATCGGCGCGTCTACCCTAAAAGTTGGGTATACCGTTACCGCCGGGGCCGCGACATGAATGATGTGCTTTGCTTCGTCTTTAGTGGGTGGCGGCGGAGCGGGCGGCGGCGGAGCGGGCGACGCAAAAAGCGGCAGCCCATACGATTTCGAGAGCGTGTTAGCGCGCGCAATATCGCGCAACACATCCTCTAAATCCAAGCCCATTTGCGCGGCAATCGTGTATGGGCTCGAAAGCCCGGCACGTATCGCAAGCAACGAGGCGTTAATGTCTTTTTCGGGATCAACCCACTGCCAGCGCCGCCCCTGAAAATTGACCGCCCGGAATTTTTCTAGTTTTGAGGCTGGCAGCGTGACATTGCTTGCGTTCACTATTTTTCCGCGCAGCAGTGCTACACGAAGCCATTCATCGAAAATTCTACGGCACAGCCCATTGATAAAAAAGCCCTGCAATGTCATCCATTGGTCGCGCTCATCAATCACACCTGCACGAATCGACGAAAAATTAACCCCTTCTAAATCACCCGATAGCCCGTGGTAAGACACGTTTAAACCACTCGCAGCACGGCTCAAAAATGACTTAGTAAAACTACTAAACACTTGGTCGGGATATTTGCTTTCGTAAGGCTTAAAATCAACGCCAGCCGGTAGCGTGTCATATTGACCAGGCACACTTATTGAGATGGCCTCGTTGTTTGCGTCTTTTCCGTCCGCGTAGGCATCAGGTGTGCCGTCTGGTGTGACAAAAAACCCCAAGGTATCCGCGCCTTTTCGCGCCGCCAATAACGCCGATTTTTCGAACTCACCCAAGTGAAACAAAGTAAGAATTACCGCAGACATCCAAGGTACACCCCGAACCTGCTCGGCGCGCTCAGTTAAAAAATCGTGGATGATGTCTTGTGCAGGAATTCTTTCTCGCTCACGCTCGCGCATAGCACCAGATGAATGATCATTGGGGTGCCCGGTAAACACATGATAATGCGTCGGGCGCGAGGCATCATTGACTTCTACGCCCATCACAATTGCATTTTGCGATGCAGTCTTAGCGCGGCTGTAACTCGTATCAAGCCTGTCAATATCGATATGCTGAAATGCAATACCCCACGCATTACCGGCGCTTGCGCCGCGCACAATACGAACCAGATATTCACCGTCTGTGGCCAGTGATCGCACAATGGCCGATTCAAATTCTGATCGACTTAATCGCCCCGTTACATCGAAAACCCCGCGCTCGCAAAACTGCGTAAAAGCGCCCTCAATTGCATCATTGTCTAAGGTATCTGCTTGCCCTTTTTGATCGACAACACGCGCTTGGAATTTAACGCCTCCGGGCCCTACGATATTTGTCACGCACAAATTGACAAATTTATGCGCGTAGTCGTTATCTTTTGCTAATTGACGCGCGCGCGCACGCAGCAAATTCAAATCCCCACGCAACTCTTGATTGATACTTGCCCGAACGGCCGTGAAGCCCGCTGTGAGCCTGTCAACCCGCGCGGCAGCAAAACCACGTCGCTTTACACCGATGCGCACATTCGCGTTACTACGCAGCCCCAACGCCTGTGCGAATCGAGTAATCCAGCTCATCCGAATCTCACAAACACTTTGCGGCGCGCGCTACCACCGGCGCTCATGTTTAACACGGCTTGCTCTCTAGCCACTTCAGCCATTAATTTATCGCGCATAGCCAAAAACTCACCCGGGCTTCTAAATTTCATCACGCGCCCAGCTATTTGGTATTCGCTCACGTAAGCCTTATTGCCGTACTGCCCAAGGGCTGCGTTTAACGCATCCAGCGCTTGCTTAGCCGGGCTGCGAGTATCGTAGCCCGCGACCTGCGCCGCTAAATTGGCCAATACAACTAACTGCCCTTGATAGACCGTAAAACGTTGATCTACCGCGCCCTCGACATAACCTTGCACCGAGTAAACCCCAGCGGCATAGCCTGCGGTTACCGTAGCGCTTACGCTCACCGAATGGTCTTCGCCGCTGGCCACAGAAACAATGTCGTAGCGATTGGCTGCATTGATCAACCTATACTTGAGCACCCAACCACCCGCAGCTGGATAGTCGCTTAACGATTTAACCCAAGTCAAGGTATCGCCCGCAGTTACGCAAGCAGGTTCAGCGAGAGAAATTTGGGACATTACGATATTGTGGACATCCCATCAACAAGTGTTAAGGCAAACGCTTGGCGGCAGGCTTAGCCAAACCCACAATTTGGCGCACACGCTCGCTGCTGATGCCTTCACGCCGTGAAATTAGTTTTGGAGTTTCCCCATCGTGAAAGTCGCGCCTAATCCTTTCGTCTCGCAACGATTTTTCACGTTGGGCAGACTCCCCCAGCCTGGCAATGTAAGGTCGTTCACCCGCCCAGTCATGGCGGACCTGTAACGCTAAGCGCGCGACCTCTTTAATGATGGCTTCCGTGCTTTTTTGAGAGGCAATAATGCGCGCCGCAAGATCCTCAATCGGGTCGTTCATTTATCTGTGCCCTTTACGAATAATTGCGCGCTTATTCGCGCGCGGTAACTTAGGTCCGATCAAACTTTTTTCCTGCGCCACTTTTTTAAGGTCCACATTCGTCAATCGCAGCACCGCCAAACAGCCAACCCAACAATCAAGCGCCTCGTTGCGATCCCTAATTTTTACCCAGTGCATGCCGCTGGCAAACGGGTCTTTTTTGGTGCGCGGTTTTGGGCGTAAGCGCTCCGCTGTAAGCTGCGCAAAATACTCATCATCAAAATCGCCGTTGTTGGGAAAATGGATATAGCCCTCACCTGGCTCGCGTATTTTTAGGCGGCTATACAGCAGACTTTTTGCGGAATCTGCACCGATTATGTGGACCGGCACCGCAATCTTTTTTGTGCGCTGGCGGCGCATGGCTTGGGCGCGCTGACGCTCATCTTGCACAATCGGCCGTTGCGCGCCGTCGCGCCCTTTAGTCGCAAAACAGGCCGCGCGCGTGCGCACAAATTTATAGACCGCCTCAGCCTTAAAGCCGCTATCCACCCCGGCAGCCAGGGGTTTAATATCATCAAGCGCTTGACCAAACTCTTGCCACACATGCGGCTGGTCAGGGTCCCCTGCAATGATGACGTGCTCAATCAACCACGCCTCTTCGCCCAGCCCCCAGCGCACATGCGAATACTCTAGGCGGTCACCCTGTACGTCTGCCCAAACAGTGCTTACCAAGCCCGGCAAACCGCCCGCCTCGGCATTGACCGGATAGTCCTCGCGGCGCGCCAGCAAGCCAGCAGGCTCTACCGCGTTCATCTCCTCTTCAAACGGCTCAGCCAACGCCGTGTTCACAAACGTGCGCAGCGTGAGGGGCGAGCGGCGTGCCGCTATAAATTCACGCGCCATGGAAAGCCAGCTAGGACCCAGCCCCGGCGCGGCCAGCATGCCGGGCAAGTGATAGCCCCGCTCGCGTATTGATGGGTGCTCGGGTAGCCATTCGCCTAGACTCAGCATGGCCGGTTTGCCATGCTCGGGGATAATGCTATGGCAGGCAATGCACAAATACCACGCCTCACGCAAATCACTATCCCACTTGATGCCGTAGGGCTCTGCTTTGCCGCCCCAATCCAAGTATTGTTTGTGCCCGCAGTGCGGGCAGGGCACGTAAAAACGCCGCTTATCTGACTTTTGCCATTCTCGCTCGATATGGCTACGCCCCAAGACGGTGGGTGTACTTACCTTGAGTAATTTATAGGTGTGTGGAAAACTTTTTGTGCGCCCCCGCGCCAGTGCAACGGGGTCACCTTCGTCGCCTATCTCTTCGGGAAAACGATCAAGGTCATCTAACATCACGATGCGTGCGGATTTTTGCGCGTAGGAATTCGGGCTATTGCCGCCCGCTAAAAACAAAATGCCGCCCGGAAAATCAATCATGTCCATGCGCTGCGTGGCATCGCGCGAACGCTGCCCCCCCAGCAGATCACGGATCACGCGCGTCTCAGCTAGCAGTGGGTTGAGTTTCTGCGTTTTCCACGTGCCCATTGATTCGAGCGTGGGCATAAACACCATGATTGGGCACGGTTGCTCAGCCATCGTAAACCCGATGCCGTTGATAAATGGCCCATCAGTCACGCCGATTTGACTAGCTTTCATAACTGCAATTTCGTGCACGCGCGAGCCCGGCGCCATGCAGTCCATAATCTCCCGTAAGTAGGGCGTGCGGGCGGTGCGCCACGGCCCCGGCACACTCGATTGTTTGGATGAGACAATGCGGTTTGCATCCGCCCACTCACTTACGGTGGGCATCGTGCGCGGCGCGATACCGCGCGCTACGATGTCGAGTAGGTGAGACTCACCTTCTGGCAGCAGTCTCATGCGGCCGCCTTTGCCATTTCATCGCGTTCAAGCGCAATGGCTTGCGATAGGCCGCGCTGCGCTTGCTCACACGCTGCCTTTAGGTAGGCGCGCACCTCTTCAAGATCCGCCATGGCCGCCAACGCGGGGGCGTGTTGGTCAGGAAAACGCTCGAATTCGGCACGGACTGCCGCTGTGATGCTGCGCATCGCGCCCTCGGCATCCTTTTTTTCAACCAGCCCCCCCGCCATCTTGGCGGCCTCCATTTCAGCTGAATCGGCTTTAGCTTTGGCCAATCGCGCATCGCT